GGCTTTGGACGGTATTTCAATCTCTAGCACCCTGAACCCCACCGACCCCGCCCGAATAACGCCAGCCGCCACCCTTTGCCCCACCGCCCACCCAAACGGATCATATTCCTTGCCGTTAAAAATCACCCTCCCATGCAAGCCGCCATCGTCCACCGTAAGCCCATCAATTTTCCCAATCGCCGGAATAAGAAAGTTATGCGCCCACTCCACAACCGGATTTTTGATAAACTGCTTAAAGTCCCACCCCGCCGGATCAATGCGTTCACCAAATCGGTCAAGATCATAAGTAGACAGCACCCAAGCAAACCCGTCAGGGTTTGCCGATAACCCGTCAGTTGCTTGGTCATCTTTGGTAATAACTCCCTCAGCAAACACCATCACATCACCCGCAACTTTTTGAATTTCCCCTGTCTCCTGCTTTACGCCCAACAATTCAAGAAGCGCTGAACCGTTAGCCGTCATCATTTCCCCGCTTTTCGTTCTGATAATCATACAATCCCCCATTGTGGTATCACCACCTTATTTGCTTTTGTGCTAAAAAAACACAAATCTTTTTTATCAACAATCCCCAAATAAAACGCTATGCTTATTAGTTGTTCCCTCGTGTGAACATGAAAAACTTTTTTTAACTCTTTGATATGCCAGTCCACCGTCCAGCGGCTAATATGCAGACAATCAGCAATAGCAACCGGAGATTTGCCATTGCACAGCATAATTAAAACCTCTAATTGCCGTTTATCCGCTTTATGCCGGACATCAGGCCATTCATGGAATTGGTTAATAATCCTTTGTACCGATGGAGCAATATACTCTTTACCAGTGAGCAAACAATTAAGCCCATGATGGAATTCATCAATGCCGTCAAAAAGATTGATATAGTAACGCACCCCATGAAACACAAACCACGCCGCCAAGTCATCAGGAAAAGGCGCGGTCGTTACCGCCGCAATCGTCAACCGTGGGAACAGATTATGCAGTTGTCCCGCCATATACGGTGTAGCCGCGCTATAAAAATTACTCCCCAAAATCACATAATGCGGCTTGACTTCATTGATAACCGTATTCAAGCCGTCCTTTTCTTTGTCGGTAACATGAACATCAGGAAACCCCAACGCTTCTAGGCGTTTCTTAAAATGAGGAAGTAATTTTGTGTAACGGCTGACAAGCAGCGTTCCCTTACTCAAAATTATTCTGCCCCCATTAAGTTTTTTGGTTTATGCCATACGTCTCCCCACGGCTTAGGCTCTTTGCCACGTTCTTTCAAAACATCGTTAATGGTTTTTAACCCTGCGTTAATTTCCGCAATATCGCGTTTACTCTGCGCGTCCTCGCTCTCCTGCAATTCCGGTATGTCGAACAGATCAAAAACGCCGCGCTCTTTAAGCCCGAACCGCATAAAAAATTGTGTTTCTAAAATTTGCTCATACTGTTTTAATATAGGGATTAGCGTATATTTCCAAAACGCCGAATGTTGCTCGCTGGTATCCTTGCCCGATAACGCCGAAGTCTTATCGCTGATATTTGCCACTCGCGGCGGTATGCCAAACTTTGCAAGTATCGTGTAGAGGTTCCACCGCTTCAATTCAAATAATTTGATAACATCAGGATTAAAACTTAACGCTTCAAAAGACGTACCCTTACCCAAAACGGCAATTTTTCTACCCGCTCTAACTTGACCGTATTTGCTCTCCCACCGTCTTTCTAATTGGTCGGCTTCCTCTGGTCTAAGCGTCTGGTCAGTTTTCAAAATCCCCTGCGGCACTGCGTTATTTTTGAGTAAAGAAGAATTGCCCTTATTGGCGTAGTAGTCCTGCTCAAGTTCAAGAGAAAGCGACACCAGCGGATTAACCCCGCGCACAGGGTTCCACGGATTGAATTCCTTAAAATGGATTAGTTCGTCAGAAAGGATAGGTACAAGTTCAGTAGCCGTTTGATAAAACCAGCGGCGCGGCGTTAAGTGTAAGCCTCGGTCAATACACCCCGACAGTTCNCTTTCACACCGCATTTTNCGCGGATCAAGTATATATATTTCTTGAGGAAGCCCGCCGGAGTAATTTTCNCCGTACCACCAGAAAGCCTCCCCCTCGATGAACCACCAAGCCGCTGTTTCTTTCCAAATGTCAAAACGGCTCAAATGAGGATTAGGTTTTCTGAACAGATCATAAATTTTACCTTGCGTAATTTCGTCCCCATCTAATTTGATGACAAAATCCGCACGGGCTATATTGCGCGTTAATATATTGATCGCAATGTTCACCCATGCGTTAGCAAGGTAACTGTCATTGAAGGGACTCATATATAAGTTATGAAAAACATCGTCAGCCGTCAAGGAAATTCGTGTATCGTCTCTAAGGCTATTACTTGCCGTCTTAGTCTTTTGTTTGAAAATCCGCTGGATAATACTCATGCCAGTATTACTCCATGCTGAACATCAGAGAACACCGCATACCGTAAAGCGTCCATATAATGATCGTTTACTTTGATAATCTCCCCCGCCTCGTCGCGGCAATAATCCCAAATCTCGGACAAAACCCCGGTACAACATTCGCACACAAAAAACTGCTTACGCTCAATTTTGGCATTGATAAAATCTATCCCACTTTCCACAGAATTATTTGCTTTCGTACCGCCCCTAATCTCCTGTATCCTCTCCCCACCCGCCGGATCGCAATATATTGGTAAACCGCCATCAACACCCTCAAACCAGCCCCTTGCTTCCAATTCATCATTAAATGATTGAGTAGTCATGTTGAAAGCCCCATAATCACCTAACACGAAAATAGTCTCGCCAACCCACCCAATCTTGACATTGGCTATATTCAATCCAAAATCTTGACCAGCCGCGTATCGGTCGTATCGTTCCGGCAATTCCGATAATTTCAAAATCATAGTTTGCTCAAACTTTTCGTAAATCGCCCCCTCTTGTTTCCCCCACAGCCCATGAAGAAAGCGGTTTTTCTGTTTTTCCGGCAACGCCTCAAGAATGTCGCTAATATAATCTTCCGGTAAGTTTTCGCGGTTATCGTCAGGGTTAATAATCATAGAGGCGTAAAGTTCAGGCTTTTCTAACGGTTCGCCGTTCAGGAAAGTTTTAAGAATAAAAATCTTATAAGCCCAATGCAAAAAACTACCGGGATTGCAGTCATATAAAAATAAATTCCTGCACCCCTTAACCCTCATTGCTAATCGTGAGTAAGCAGTAGTAATTGCGATATAACTTAACTGTGAAACCTCGTTAAAAAAAATAGTATTGTATTCGTGTCCGAGAATTTTATCCGCTTGCTCTTTATCCCCAAGCCCCCCAATCCAAATCTCAGACCCATTGTATAAAGTGATCATGCTTTCATGGGCAAGGTAGACATACCCGCTCTTACCGACGGTGTTATCCAGCCACGGGAAAAGCGTCTCCCTCAAAACAGAAGATCGTGCGTCCTTCGCTCTAAGCCTACAAATCAGATGACGGCTACCCGCATACATCAACGCCCGAAAAATTATCGCCATAACCAATACGGTAGTCTTACCGCTACGGCTACCCCCAAAGAGCAGTATATGTTTCGCCCCGCACTTCAAAAGCAGTAAGGCTTTTTTTTGTACCGCAGTCGGCTTAAAAACTACCGTAGTCCCCATAACGCCTCTACAAACCTTGAAAGTCAGGGGTAAAAAATAATTCCCCCTGCTTCGTTTCGCTCTTATTGTTTGCCGTAACCAACCCCGCCGCTTCACGTTCTGCCTTAATCGCCACTTGCACCCATTCAGTAACCGTGCCTTGAGCCAAGTCGTTAGGGTTCATGTTTTCAAGTTTTTTTTGTACTACGTCCAACATTTTGCCAGTTACCGCTCTATGCTTTTCGCCCTGGGCTTCAATCGTCTTACGCAATTCAGTCTGTTTAAGCCGTTCAAGATACTGGTCATAGTCCCCCGCACGTTCACGCCAACGGTACGCCGCCGCCCAATTACGCCACACGTTATAACGCTTAACTCTTGCCGTCTCGTTCTGCTCTACGCTCTCAACCGCTTTTCGTATACTGCGTTCCGCTCCCAAGTCCCGAAAAACACAGAACGCCGCAAACGCCAGCGAACTTTCGCCGCTCAACCGCTCCCAACTCTCATACGGCAAAACCTCTTGTTTCACTTCGTCAATCGTTTTATCAATGTCAGTCATTCACCGCCCCCGCTGTCCGTTTCCGTTTCCGTAAACAATTCCCCCGCTGGTATATCCTCTTGCGTAACGTCATCAATACAAGCCGCCATACCCCCGCTATCAATCCACTTGTCAATCTGCGATGGGCGAAACCGTATAACTTTCCCAATTTTCACAAACGGTATTTTTTTATGAAAAACCCATTTTCTGATAGTCTGGTCAGCCAGTTTAAGAACCCCCGCCAATTCTTCAATGCACAGTAAAGTCTCCATCAGCCCCCCAACTGTCTATAACTATCCAACCAAGCCCACATATCGTTACCCACCAAACTTAGGAATTTTCAGAAATCCAAAAACCTTTCATGTGTAAGCCTTGCTTTTTTCCATCATGTTTTTCTTGTCAAGACAACTTTTTTAGCCAGTAAAGGGGGGGGTGAAATCTGCGAGTGATCCATAGGCGGTTCGCCACACACCAGCCCCCTTTATTCCGCAATCTTTTTAAGAGGTACGCCGCAGTTTTCCCGCTGGCGTTGCGTTCATTCGGTNGTAGCGGCTACGAATTTTTTTGTTAGTGTCGGGCTTATCACACAAAACATTTTATTATGCAAAATATATTTTTAATAAAATAATTATTTTTTATTTGACAAAACAAAAATAAATATGATAATCTATTATCAACACATATCAGCAAGGCACATAACCCTTGCCCCACTTGGTCGTATGACTAGGCTTAAAACTTTTTTAACATTATATTTTGTCGTTCTCCTTTGGGGTGTGGTATGTCCTATTATCAAGTGTATGTATCGTTCAAGTTATCAGGCGGCAAGCCGTCATTACATAACATATCGTTGCATACATCGTATGTGTATTATCCTTTTTTAGTCGGTTCTCCATCTTCTTTCCTTTCTCATTCGCGGTATTTCCACACCGTACCAGAAGCAAAAGAATTCATCAGTTTTTTGTATTCACGTTATCCCAACTACACAGCCCCGTACCCTAAACTAGACGAATTACAACTAACGCTATTTTAGGTATCTTTTAACCCCTATCTTGGCTATAGGGGTATTTCATAGCAAGGAGTTATATATGGGTATATCAACAATTAGAGGGCTAGGGCGTTGTATTAGAAATTACTCTGGTTTTTCAGGGAGA